TGGGGGGCGGGCTATTCTCACCTCCTTGCCCGCTTCCCCCGTTCTCAGTCAGTTTAGCTCAAGCATGATTCGGATTACTCCTCCTCTTGCTCTGCCTTGCGCTCAGCACAACCTCTGCACCACGATGCAGGCACTCGTGCTCCCTTAATCGCTTTACTGCGGGTCGGGAAGCCTTGCTTGCTCCTGTGGCTCAGGCATTGCGTGAAATACTTAGCAGGGTAGTTTGGTGTCTCCGAGTCTGCGGTTTTTACAACCACTACGGTCACACCTGTCTCTCTGCGTTGTTTCTTGCTGATAGCTCCTTTGATACCGATTTTCTCATAGGTATTCTCATGTGCTCCTCCGTGCATTTACTTTCTCACCTCCTCAGCCTCTTTCGGCCTACATCCTCGTATGAGGTGGAAGTATATAAACATATCGGCTCAGCCTCTCCGTTTTTTGAGAGGGAGACCCTACCCACCCAATGTTAGAGAAGAGAGGGTCGTGAGAGAGAGTCAGCGGAGAGGAGAGACCCCAAAGCCCGAAGGCTAAGGGATAGAGGCTCAATACGGTGGGGTAGTGTCTTCTTGCACTTCAACGAGGTCGTATTCGGTGCAATCTTCTTGGAGCTCCAAGCAAGTATATGCTACCCTTCTATCGTTTTCGCCTACCACAGAGACATCGCTAACATCTACCTTTTGGCAGATGAGCTCCGCAACCTTCTGCAAGAGCTCTTCAAGAGCTCCCTTGTCCTTTACCCAAAGCTCGTGTAAATAGAGCTCCAGCCTTACATTTTCAAAATCTGGATGGTTCGCCATCAGTTATCAATGGCGATGCCTGTATATATACTTGGCGGCTCTTTTCTCGTATCGGTCTGAGCGTCTGACCTTTGAACTCAGCCTCAGGTGAGATTCTTTGAGCTTTGAACTCAGCGTCGAGCGAGTGAGCAGTTTTAACTCATGCTCAGGAGCGGAGGGATGCACAGGTGCATTGTAAGTGCTCAGACCGCATCAGTCATTTACAACTGCAAAGTGCAAATAGATTCCTAATTCATCCTCTAATTCAAATACTTTCTTATTTAGAGCATTTGCCATTTCTTCTGCCGTGTCCCAATGGGAAAAGGTCTCCCATTTTACTTGTCCAATTCTGGTTTCAGTATTCTCAATTATTCGGTATATCGCTATTGTCTTCATTCATTCTCACCTCCTTTTCAACATTCAATGTATTGGGTTTTTACGAACCCGATTCTGTATTGTTGTCCGTTGTTTTCACAATTCCTGTTTCTGCATACTGCGAATACTGCGAGCTTGTCCTTGTATCTTGCTAAGGCCACAGTTTTCACATTTGCAGGGGTTCCGCATATATCACATATTATCCTCATTTTATCTTCTCCTTTCATAGATTCTTCCGCCACACCTGCATATTTTGCTGAACCCTATTTCCACAGGCCACTTGCATTTGCAGGGTTTTGGTTGACCCCATATTTTGTTTAATTTACGCTTTTGCATAATTCGGGGGATTCGCCCTGTTTTGGCAAGGCTGAAATCCTTTCCCGTTAGAAAAGGGTGGCAGTTTGGTTTTGCGCATCAAAGACGCAAAGGCTTCACCCCTGCGTGTGCTGACGGGTGGGGACTGCCTGCCCCACCCTGTCCTAAGAAGCGGGCATTGCGCCCCACCCCCTGTTTTGTGATTCTTGAATCATCATCATCATATCACCTGTTTCATTCAGTTGTCCGAATCATCGTTGGACATTGCCTTGACGCATCCGTTGCACCACATCTGAAGCACACCCTTCTTGGTGGGTGGGCTTGTGGCTTTACGGCCTGCACAGCGCACCGATTGCATACCTGCGCCCCTTGACGGGACTGCCTTTTGTGTGCCATGTGCAAAGCAATGCACCACATACTTAGCATGGGTGTTAGCCTTGCGCACTTCAACAAACGCAGGGGTGGAATCATCCACCATATCAGCAACCTTTAGCACACCCACATAGTGGACTGCACCATTGCGCTTCTTCAAGGAAATGCAACCTGCAATGCCCCCGATGTTAGCCCCCTGCGCACCATGTGTTTGGCCACGCTGACGGTTTGCATCCTTAGACAATGCTTCAACGATGACTTCGGCTTTTGCCTTCGTCATATTGGTTTGGTTATCCATTTCGCATCCTTCCTTTTTGCGTATTTCATTCACAGAAGCAACCCCCCTGTCTTCAAACAGGGCGGGCTTGACGGCTGGGTGGCCATCTGTTTGCTTCATGGTTTAAGGATTTCAGGTTTAGATATAAGCGTTTCCATTACTGTTATATACCCCTTTATTGATTGCGCCCAGCGGCTCAGTGTGCTTGTTCCGAGTTTTCGGA